TAGCAGTAATCTGCACCTTCTTCATAGGTGTTAAATATGTGTAATACGGACTAGATGTATTTTGTGGGTTGAAATCGCCATTCTGATCTATGATGCGTAGAGATAGCGTGCCTGTCTGAAATTCATCGCTTAATGGGTTACGACCTCTAGCAGTTTCTATCTTGTCTATTTGATTTGATACATCGACAATTACAGCTGCGCTATCTGCTAATACGTTTGTGCCTAAGATACCTGATCCGACTAGAAAAGCCTGTGCAAATGAAGGGCCGGTACTAAAATTAATTACTGCATTAATTGTAGGCACAGCCATTATAGACCGCCAGCAATTCCATACGATACGCCAGACTTCTGGGCTATCTGTAAACTCTCTGCTATAAGCGCTGCAAATCTATCGCCTGTAGCAGCTGTATCTACTGTAATAGTTAGGTTTTGTGTATTACCGCCAGCTTGACCAAATGGCGTGCCTACAAATTCATTTCTTGTGCTAGATGCAATACCAGAAGATGCGGCAGTATTTGAACTAGAATCAAACTGACTTAGAAAATCATCTATTTTATTATTAGTAGCTCTAGCCATAGATAATGCTGTCGAGTAAGTAACAGTACCTAAATCAGTGCCACCAGATGTAGTTGTCTTATATCCCTTGCTTGCCATATCTGCTAAAAATGCTGCTATCTTAGCGTTCATAAGTTTTACAGATTCTAAAGCCTGATCATAAGTGGCTGCCAATTTCTTGGCTGCTTCTGCTGCTGCTAACTCAGCTAATATCTTTTTGGCTAATGCCTCATTGTTATCAAGTATTGCTATCTGTGATTTAATGCGTAATTTAGTTTCTTCATCTGTGGCCTCATTGAGCGCCTTAGCAAATCCAATACGCTCTACATCAAACTTAGCCGCTAATTCATCTACGGCAGTCTTAGCCTTTAATGTGGTTACTTCTTGCTTCTTTAACTTTAATAAATCCTGTGATGCCTTTAATTCTTGCCTTCTTTGTGCAGCAAGGATACGGCCTTGTGCCGGAGTTTCTCTAGCAGGTGCAGTAGGGAATTTACCTTTTTGGTTTTCTCTGGCTAATCTAGCTAACAAACCAAATGTGCTGGTTTCATAGGCTGCTTTACCTAATGCACCAATACCAGGTATCTCAGAAATAGTTTTAATTAATACGCCTAAGCCTGTAATGGTTTGACCTGTAGTCTTGCCCAGTTTCTCCATTTTGGCTGTAGTTTCATCTAGGTTAGTGTCTTTACCTAGCGCATCTAAAGCGCCTAATATGCCTTTGCCAATTTCTTCTTTTACATTCTCACTGGCTACTCTTAATAAATCCATTTTGCCAGCATAGGTAGTTAATCTAGCTTGTGCTTGACCTGCAAATTTATCATTAAGTTCACCAAGTATTACATTCATATCGCCAGCCTTTAGCGTGGCTTTGCTTAATCCTGCACCTAATCTAGTTAATGATGTTGTATTGCCTGCATAGCCTTTTGCTAATGCAGCTGTAACCTCGGTTAAAGATCGACCTGTGGCAGCTGATACGTTAAGCGCTGTGTTTAATGCATTCTGACTTAGAGTAATTGATCCTGTAACAGTTAGTAATTGCTGAAATGCTGGGCGTAGTTGATCATCTAATACGCCAGTGGCTCTTTGTAGATTAGATATATATAACTCTACGGCTGGTGAACTAAATGCAAATCCTGTATTTTTTAACTGAACCTCTAAAGACTTTGCTGCTTTCTCATCGGCTGCAAATGCCTTAACAGCGTTCTTACTGTAATTGTATAAAGACCTAGCGCTAAATGCAGCTAATAAAGTCTTGCCTAATTTGTTTACTTGCTTATCAAATACGCTTACATCTTGCTTAGCCTTTTTAAGAGCCTTGCCATTCCAGGTGGACGAGGCTGCTACAAATATATTGGCCACTATGCCACCTTCTTCTTAATCTCTGTTTTGCGTGTAAATTCCACAGCTGTTTTATCGATTGCTTTTAATATAGCCTCATACACTTTAATGTTGTCTTGTGCCCATGCTTTGTAAATTAAACGGCCTTGCATCTTTCGACCAGTCGCCCCACGTGCACCAGGTACTCGCTTAGGCTTTGTTACTGGCTCTAAAGCACCTATAAATTGTTGGCTAGCAAATGGGTTATTAGAATCATAGAAATCTAACGCTTGGCTCTTAGCAGACTTTCTAACGTAAGTGCCACTACCCTCATGCCTAAATGTAAATGGTGCTCTACCCTGTGGGTTTAATCTTCCGGCAGTTTCATATATAGAACCAGGCCTACTAACGTTGTAAACATATTGGCTTACTTGCCAACCATTCTTGGTAGTGACATTCTTTCCAGGATTATATCCGATACCCGCTTTAACTACTGTGGAATCATATTTGGGGAATGGTCGCTCAATAGCAGAAGATAATGGCTTAGACCAACCTGATAACACCTGTGCATTAGATGGCACAAAGCCTTTGGCTTTTTCTGCTACTGCTCGCATTAATGGATCAATAGCACGGCTAATCTTATTTTTCAAATCTTCATCAATAAAGCTAAGCCCATTGAGTACGTCTTTAACGCCTACGACCTCTACTGGCATTTTTAACCCTTTCAGCTTTATCGGTTATTACTTGAATAATTGCCCGATACATCTCCGAGTCCATGTTGATAAACTCGCTAGGCGGTATTCCAGTTTCTACGGCTAATGCGGCTATGCCATAAACAATAGAATCCCGCTTTATTATTTTTTTTCTTCGTCTAATACCTCGACAGTTTCTAAGCTGTCTATAAACTCAACTCCAAATAAAGGTACTTGTGCGCCCGATTTGCGCAAGCACTCCCAAGCCAACCAATAAATATGGGTCTGTTGTTCGTGCTCACGCAAAATCTTGCTAATACCTGCACCCCACTTCAACTCAAAGCTATATTCAATTCCTGGTGTTATCTTGTGCTCTGATACTTCACCATTAGCCCTAGTAATTTTAAGCTTTGCCATTGTTACTCCTTAATTAGAACGCCACTGATGGCGATACTGTTATTGCGGAGTTTACAGTAAAGGTGATGCTAGATGTAGCAATTTCGGCTACTCCGGCTGATCCGATTGGTGTTAGGTTGTTTACCAAGATTGAGAATTGGTAAGTTGGGTTTGCAGCTGATACGGCTGTGCCCTTAACAGTAATAACTGATACTGAGATTGTCTTACCAAATGCATCATTAAGAGTTTGGCTAACCTCTGATGAAGCCCAGTCGTTCATAAAGTCGATTGTGAATGTGCCAGATTGTAATCCAGCCACAAATCGATGGCTAGAATCTCCCATGCTGGTGATTTCGAGCTCATCTACGATTTGGTTGATAACAGCGCTAGATACAACATCGCTTATATCAACAGATGGTGTAGTAGGCGCAGCGTTGGTCGCTAGCTTTATACCTACGTTATTATTTAAGTATATGGCCACTGTTATTCCTCTTCCTTTTTAGTTGTTGCTTTTTCTTTTGGTGCTTCTTTTATTTGGCCTGTCTTAATTAGAAAGGCTAAATCTTCTTCTTTGCTCATATTAACTCCAGCTCGTTAGGATTGATACTGTTATTTCAGACACCAATAAATCGCCACTTTGAGCGCTTACGATTGCTGGAGCTGAAATGCTTGATATGTTTAGTGTTAGTGTTGATGCAGCTAACTTTGTTACTACGGCTAATATGTAATCTTCCATACCAGCCAAGTTACCTTGATTATCTAATGCAGGTTTAGTAATTAAAACTTTGAAATTTGCTAATGGTAATACTGTTACGTGGTCATTGTTACTTGGTACAATATATGGATCACCTGGCGTGATTACTACAGCATTTGCAAGTAATGTAGCTGGTGGAAAAGCAAACACTGACCATACGCCATTATTAGTTAGGTCTGTTGCTAATGTGCTACGTAGTGTGGTGATCGCAGCTGGCATATTAACCTACCAGTGATGCAGGTGCTGAATATGGCTGGATGAGGCCACGAACTCGATTAATGAGTTGGTAACCCATCCGATATGGGCTAGCACTGACCCCATCCATGCCTACCCCACCAGTCTGGCTCACCTGACGTGCTTGCCATATATCGACAGCTATGATCATCGCTGCCTCTCTGATTGCGGGTACCACAGAGTAATCTGC